TACTACACTTTGTATGTATTTACTTCTTGCCATATTATTATTTATACTTTGGATTGATATGATCTTCAGTAAAAATTTTAAACTCCATACCTTGATCTTTACAATATTCTTGTGCAGATTTCCATTTTGCTTGATTGATACCCCAATTTTTTACTTCACCAAACCATTTTTTAGTTTTACGTTTTGGATTTCTTACAGGTTCTTTTGTTTGTGCTTTTGGTTTTACTTCCACTATGAACTTTTTAGTAGAACCATCAGCCTGTCTAACTTTCATATAAAAGTCTGGAAAGTATCTATGCAACTTTCCATCCCAAGGCGATATGTATGGAACGATAACTTCCTCACTACCCCATTCTAATATTGCATCATTCTTATCGCAATAAACCATAACTTTTCGCTCCCAGAGAGAACGATATATTATCTGGTTTGGATTACCCTTGTATTTTTTAGGGTTTGATGGAAAGTATCTACCTTTGTATGTCATAGTGTATAAATAATAATAAAGTTATAGGATTATTTATATGCCAATTTTCAAAAGTATTATTACTGGATTAGCAACTCAGATTATGAATCAAGGAGTGAAAAAATTCCAATCACAATCTGGATTTACATTTTCATCTCCAAATTCTACTTTTTCTCCTAGACCCACTAGTAATGGTGGTGGCACTATTCCTTTAGTTACTGCACCAAGTGTCGGTAAATATACTACCAACAGATATCAATTTCCATTAGATTTAGTTGATGAGCCTGGTCTAGGTAATTTTGGACATTATATGATGTTCTATATAAATCAACAACAGGGAGCCCAGTTAGAATTTGGACAGGCAACTGGTAAAAATGGTCAAACTTCTGTCATGGAAGATGCAAAACAGAGAAGTATTCCAAAATTTACAAGAGAACTCGCACCAGATGGAGTAAGTTTTACTTCAAAAGAAAATACTGATGGAGTTAATACTGGACAACTTGAAATAGGGCCTTCTAATGCTCAATTATTCAGAATGAATGAGGCAAGACAAGCAGGAGTAGAATATTCTGGTGGTTCAACAGGTCTTTATCTAAAAAGAAATCCTACTGTAAGACTTGATACTGCGATAACATTATATATGCCTGCATCAGTATCGACAAGTTATGCTGCTGATTATCACGACCCAGAGATTGGGCCTGGTGCAGCTATTGCCGCTCGTGCATATGATGCTTATGTAAATAGAGGTGTAGGTGCAAGACAAATTTTTGATGATAATGAAACTGCAGCTTTCAATGCACTTAAAGATGGATTAGCAAAAGCATTTTTGGCATCAGTAGATGTTCTTCCTGGCTTTGCAGGAGCGAAAGGAACTTATGAAGCACAAACAGGTGTAGTTTTAACAGATCGTCTGGAATTACTTTTTAAGGGTCTTGGTAGAAGAACCTTCTCATTTACTTTTGCAATGATGCCTAAATCTGAACAAGAAGCACAAGCAATTAGAAATATAGTGTACGCATTTAAATATAATATGTTGCCTGAATTTGAAGGTGGAAATCGTGCTGGTAGAAAATTAAGAGTACCAAATACATTTGATATAGAGTATATGTATCATGGAAAGGCAAATGATTATTTAAATAAAATATCCACTTGTGTTCTTAAAACTATGGATGTAAAATATGGTGGTGATAGATATAAAACATTTGACCCAGATAGTCTTGGTAGCCCACCACCAGTTATGACAGAGATATCTTTAACATTTGAAGAAATGGAATTAATTACAAGAGAACGAATAGCAGAGGGTTATTAATTATGTATTTTGAAAAATTTCCAGTAATACCATATGATTCAGAGGGAACGTATAACTTCAAAGATGTTACTAATCTTTTAAGGCGTGTTGCACTAAGAGCAAATGTAAGAACTAATACTTTACTTTATGATACATATGATGTGAGAGATGGAGAAACACCAGAATCGATTGCTGACAAATTATATGGTGATACTAATTTACATTATATCGTTATGCTGGTAAATAATATCACAGATAGATATCATGGTTGGCCAATGAATGGGGCACAATTTTTACAGTATGTTAATGATAAATATTCTGACCCAAACGCAGTACATCATTATGAAATTGAACAAACATCTGGTGACACTACTATAAAAATAGATATAGGCACAGATAATTCAAATTATTCATCAGCGACAGCTATAACAAATTTTGAATATGAACAAAAATTACAAGATGAAAAAAGACAAATACGTTTATTAGACCCACAATATGCGACTCAGTTTGTAGAAGAATTTGAAAACTTAATGGGTGAAGAGATAATTTAATGTCTGTGTCACAAGAAACATTACAGTATGCTGGTGAATATGAAATATTAGAGTCCACACTAACTTCATCTACTGGTGCAACTGTAAATATATCCAAACTCATAACTGAAATAAATCTATTTGAAGATTTATTTTCTAATGCGATATCTGGAAGTATCATATTAATAGATTCAAACAATCTAGTATCTAAAGCTCCCCTAATTGGTCAAGAGAGAGTTAAACTCAAACTTGCAATACCAACAGTTACAAATGCTGAAGCTGCAATTGAAATTACATTTTTCGTTTACAAAATAGTGATGAATACTGAGGTAAGTAAAAATGCTCAAATGATAGAGTTAGCTATGGTAACACCAGAGTTATTGAAAAATTTTAGAATAAGAGTATCAAAATCATATACTAATACCATAGACAATATTGTTCAAGATATATTACAAAATGATAATACATTAATATCAACTAAAAAAAATGTGTTCATTGATAGAACTAGTGGAATTAGAAGAATGGTTGTCCCTAATCTACGACCATACGATATCATTAAAAATTTAGCAACAGAAGCTGTTTCTGATACTGGTCAACCATATTTTTTCTTCTATGAAACTCTAAGAGGTTTAAATTTTGTGAGTTTAGAAACTTTATATAGAGAAGACCCAATTGCAGAATATGAGTCTTCTGATTTTGAAGTTATGAAAACAAAAACTCCAAAGGGTAAAGGACAAAGTGTAACAGGTGATTTAGAAAAAGATTATAGAAGAACTTTGAGTCATAGTATGAGTTCTTTCAATGATATGTTAGCAAATACAGTTAGTGGAATGTTAGGTTCAAATATAATTAGATATGATATGTATCATAAAACATACCAGAAAAAACAATTTGGATACTTTAGTAATTTTGATAATAATGCTAGAACTGATGGAAATCCTATATATAATAGTAATGATTTAAAGGATTCTCCAGATGCAAGAATACATTTACAGCCAGGATTCACAAAAAACTTTGACTCATTTCATTACAACAATAATACAACATCATATTCATATTCTGGGACTAGAATTTATGAAACTCTATTATCTAGACAATCTAAGTTTTCAGAGTTGACTATGGGGGCAAGTGCTATGATTAGTGTGCATGGAAATTTTTCTTTAAATGTTGGTAAGAGTGTTAATTTTAAAATGCCTGGTGTGGGTGATACAGAATATGATGAGGCACTCTCAGGCAAATATATAATAACAACTTTAAGACACACTTTTAATAATCCCCAAAAAAAATCACAAACAATAATGACATTGGTAAAAGACTCAACGTCTGCACCATTTTTAAATATTACAAGTCCAGAGGGTGGAGTTCCATCAACCACATATGAGGGCTCATTTTAGAAAGGAGAACTATAGTTTTATATCATGATATTTAACAATTCATAACAAGAGGTAACTATGACAAATAAATCAAAATTAAAACTGAAGAAATTAAACTTTTTATCAAGGAATAGAGTTGAAAAAATGAATGATAAATATAACGTACAAAAAGAAACTATAGAGAAAACGGATGATAACATTTACAGATTTACAAGAAGGGGTTTACGATCCCAACATATTTAAAGCATTTTTCATCGCTGGTGGGCCTGGCTCTGGTAAGTCTTTTGTAGTCAGAAAGACAACTGGTGGTCTGGGTATGAAAGTTGTAAACTCAGATGATATCTTTGAAAAACTTCTGGACAAAGAAGGTTTATCTAAAAAAATGCCTGAGTCTGAAAAACAACCCAGAGATATTGTAAGACAAAGAGCAAAAAGACTTACTGCAAAAAAGAAAGAAAACTTTATTGAAGGTAGACTTGGACTTATCATTGATGGTACAGGAAAAGACTATGATAAGATTGCAAGACAAGCAACAAAACTAAAACAACTTGGTTATGATACTCATATGATATTTGTAAATACATCACTTGATGTTGCACTTGAAAGAAATCAAAAAAGAGATCGTACAGTTCCAGAATCTGTTGCGATTAAATCTTGGAATAATGTTCAAAGAAATATAGGTAAGTTCAGCCAATACTTTAGACAAAATTTTGTAGTGGTAGATAATAATGATGCAAAAGAAAATGATGGTATGATTTTCAATAGTGTGTTCAAACAGATAAAATATCTTGCAAATAAAAAAGTAGCAAATCCAGTAGCACAGATGTGGATAAAAAGTGAAATGGATAAGAAAAGAAGATAACGAATCGCACCGATTCGCATAAAACCCCAAAAATTACAATCTCTGTAAACCCTTGATTTTCAAGGGTTTTTTTGTGTGGGTTGACAATGTATAATTTATATGGTATAGTTAATCATAATCAA